ATTCCTAAACCTTTAAGAAGCTTTTTTATTTTTTTCTTTGCCATTATTTTTTACCTCCGTTTCTAAATATTTGCGTTCCCTTTATACCATAAATACTCGCCACGACAAGGATCCACAAATTTGTAAACCATGACGGGAGCTGTGAGAACATATCGAAAAAGAGTTTGACCTTGTCCATCGCTGTTGGATCATCCGATATGACCGCCCACGCAAGAACCAACACGGGCAAACTTAAAATTATTAAAACCGCCTCGTCCTTCCAGTCTGATTGTCGGGCTTCTAAAAGTTTTCCTTGGTAAGCTTCTTGGCCACGGGCCATTTTTTCAGCATGCATTAGTTGTGCATCTGACATTGCCATTTTTGTTTTTTGCTTGTTAGCATAAATCTTACTTCCTACAGATACTGCAAGTTTAATCGCTGATAACCACATTAGTTCTCTCCTCTAATTATTGAAACACTCTTAGCCATCTTATCTCCCGATGGAATTGTTTTACTTAAGATAGTTTTTTGTATTGAAGTGTCTGCTCTCATTTTTGCAAGCTCTTCATTCTGTTGTAACTTCTCATCTTGGTTTTGATCATTCATCATTGCTCTCATTCTATCTAGATTTAGTCTCTCCGCACCTTCTTTTTCTTTTCTAGCGTTTTCTTGAGCTTGTAAATCTAGTTCTCTTGCTCTTAATTTAGCAATTGGGTCGTTATCAAACTGTGAAGTTATCTTTTTCTCTTCTTTTGCAAAGTCTTCCATCATTTCAGACACTAAAATAGCTTTTCTACCTTCAATTTTCTCTTGTAACATTCGCATTTCTTGTTGAAGCTGTGGATTTTGCATATTTTGTTGCATCATTTGTGTCATTTGAGCTAATTTTGGTAATTCTTCTCTAAATTCTATCTCAATTTGCTCTTGTGCCATCAAACTTATGTGTTCAAGTATGTTTTTTTGTATTGCAGCACCGATTGCAGGTGCATTTTTTACCATATTCGTCTCCATAAAGTTTAAATGCGCTGTAATGTGCGCTTGATGGTCTTGTCCAGGGAATGCTTGGAATGGTTTTCCGCCTAAAGCATCAATATGTTCTAATGCTGGGTCTTTTGGCATTGGTTGTTCTGGTTTTTTTAGAATTAAATCAATATCTTTTACACCTAACGCTTCATACATGTTTCTGTAGACTTCATATTGGTTATGAATACCAGGATTAGAAGCTGCCAGTTGCATTTCCGTTTGAGCGAGTGATATCCGCTGCGTTTGAGAAAATATATTCGGGTCTGCAACCGGCAATATATCTATTCGGTCGTCGAAATCAGTTTGTTTGATTTGCTTTTGACCGCCAACAACATCATACGGATAAACTGGAGGTAAGTAAAGTTTAAAAACTCTCGCCATTAAACCAAACTCACGTCTCATAGAAGCATATAATCTTTTATGAATCGCTGACATTGTTCTAGATCCTCTCTCCAACAACGCAACTGTCGTACCAACCGCTGCTTGTTGGTTACCCTCTCCTACTTGCATGTCCGCTATGGATGCAAATCTTTGTCCTGCACCTACAACAACACTCATCAATTGTAATAGTGTTGGTGATGGTTCTTTAAACGGTAACGGCATAAATGCGTCTCGTAAATTACCACCGGGTGCATCGACATCTCTAAACTCTCCAGGCTGAATTGGTTGTGCTTCGTCTCTCATCTTGATACCACGCATCTTGAATCCTGCTGGTAAATTAGACAAGGTTCCGGCGTCAAGTAGTGACCTTAGTGCTGCAGTCGCTGATCTTGATAAACCACCAATCATATGTATCAAACCAAAACCATAAAAACCTAGTCCTGGTAAAAATTTAAAATGTACAAAATAATTTATCTTTTGTTTTAACGGATCACCAACTTCGTAGTTTCTTCTGATAGATAAAACTTCTCTTGATCCTTCTTCGATAGTTACAATGTAAGGTAACTTAATTCCTGTGGGCTCACCATCTTGACCTGCATCTTCAAAACCTTCTATATCTAAATGCACATGGCATTCTAAAAGTGTAAACAGTCTTTGGTCTCTGCCTTTGCTTAGACCTTCTAGTTCACGTTCTTTCTTTTGTGATGGTGTTTCGTTTTCTTGACCTGGTGTCAGTTCAATGTCTCTGTAGAAACCACCAACTTGTTGTTTTCTTAATTCGTTTTCTGACATCTTAACAACATGAATAATTGTTTCCGCATCGTCTAATGAGGTAGCCGTATACGGAACAACTAAGTCATCAGCAGGAACAAACTTAGATACTGTTCTCTGCATAATTTCATCGTAGTAAACTTTTTTAAATGTAGATCCTGTAAGTGGTAAATAAAATAACATCTGATCAAACTCAGATTCGTATTCTTTCATCTCACCCATGATCTGGTAATTCATAAATTCTTTAACACGCATTGATTGCGCTTCTTTATCTGGAGTTGGCATTCCAACTATTTGAGTTCTAACAGGTCCACCTGCTGGTAATAATTCTTTGTATGCTAATGATTGAAACTGTGTAACCGCTTCTGCTAATACTGGGTGAACTGCACCGGATGCACCTTTGAATGGTTCTGTGTTTTCTTCATACTTAAATCCTAAAAGGTCTAGACCTTTTGTGTAAGAAGTTTCCCAATCTTTTCTTGATGCTTTATAATCTGTAAAATTTTCATATAAGTCATGGCCTATTGGAGCTAGCACTTCTTCTGGAAGTAGTTCTGCTAGATTAGCAAAATGATCTTCACCTTGTTCTTGGCTACCGATTGATGGGTCGAAGTTTATATCAACACTGCCATCTTCGTTCTGTTGAACGTCAATTGGTTGATCAGGGTCTTTTTGTTGTTCTTCCTGTAACTCTACTTCTAGTTCGTCAGGACTTGGTATATTTATCGATTGCTTTACGTTTGGTAAAGACTTGTCTATTTCTGCCATTTATTTTCTCCAGTTTCACTGTCTTAACAGTATTATAATTAATATTCAACCCCTGTGGTGTTGGCCCTGATTTTGGTGGTGGTCCTGATTTTTTGCCTATCAATCTAATAACCCACCTTCATCCATTAATAAGTCATTATAAAAGTCTCTTTCTTCTGGTGTCATTGCTTTTACTTTTGCTATTTCATCTTTTGCAAAGTCATAATAATCTTTTCCTATACCTGCAGCTGTTAGTGTAGCTCCAACAGGTGTAAAGACTCTTGCTGCTCTACCAAATGGATTAGCTAAACCTCTTCCTATCATAGACATAATACCAGAACCTCTTGGTGCTCCTTTTTTTAGTATTTCAGGTAAGAGTAAATCTAAACCAGCCGTTTTTAAATCAGGATCATCTTGTATTTTGTAATTTCTTGGATCAAGTCTATCAAGCACTGATGCATCTTCTGGTTTTTCGTAATCTAAAATATTACTAAGAGATAATCCTCCAGCAACAGATGGAAAACCAAATGGTCTAAGAACTTTAGCTGCTGTTTTTAATGCTGGCTTACCAAATTTATATGCGGCTGCTGCAGTTGCTGGTATTGCTTCTGCAGGTATCCCTTTTTCTTTTTTCTTTTCTTCTTGTCTAGCAACAAAGTCACGAAAATCACTTTCTAAATTTAATCCTGCATATTGATTTTCTATATCAGAAAATTCATCACCTAATTCAACACGTAACTCAGGGTTTTCTCTTAATATTTTTTTAAATGTATTTAAAAAACCTGGAATATTTTTTCTTATTAATTGAGAGCTTCCTCTAAGTCCTTGAAAAGCTAATTCAGGATTAATACCAATCTTTTCTAATAAAGGACCTACTTTTGGATTATCAATAAATTTTAAAACTGAATCATATATTTTTTTAGTTTGTGTTTGTTGTGCTTTTGATAAACTTTTATCTTCTGTTAAAGTTTTTGCACCAAAGTCTGTAATCTTACCTGTCTTGCTTATTCCTCCCAATACTTCTGGTAAAAAAGTTTGAAGTTCTGAATATGCTTTTAATGCTTCTTTACCCTCTTTAGTATCAGAAGTTCTTTTAGCTGTACCAATAGCTTTATCTAATTGGGCTTTAAACGCTCTTTGATTTAAAAAACCAGGTAATGGATTTATTCTAATTAAATCTTCTGCAGGTATATCTTTTCTAATCTGTGTTAAAAAATTTAAAGGTATAATGTGATCTAATTGAGAAGAAAAAAATTTTTGATATTTTTTTGGAATCTTTTTTTGTAGTTTATAAAATTTTCCAACCTTTGATCTTAGGGCATCACCTTGTTCACTATCTCCATAAGCATCAGTTATTAAATTTAACACAGAGTCTTTTGTAAGGTCAACGTCCATGCTTGTAACTTTTTTTATTACATTAGACAATTTTTTATCATTATCAGGTAAATACGGTGCACCTTCGCCAGCTTTTCTCCTATAAATATTTGTATATAATCTTTTAAGATCTTTTGTAACTAGATCTTTACTTATTTTAAATTTTTTAGAAAGTTCTTCTATCGTTGGAGTTTGTTTGCTTTTTAAAATGTAATCAAACATTAAATCTTGTTTACTACCTGCATTACGTAATTGTTTAATTGCAGATTCAATACCACCAGCTTTCATGGTTTCAGATTTACTGTAATTTTTAAATAATTTTGTTTTTGAAAACTTTTTTAATTCTTTTTCTAATTCTTTCAAAGAACCTGTATCTCTAGTTTTTCCTAAAATGTCTCTGTAAACTCCTGCTTTGTATTGTATCGTAGTTCCAAAATTACCGCTTGAAGTTTTAGTAACATTAAAACTAACGCCTTTGTCTGCAAGATTATATTTTTTATTTAGTGCATCAACTTTCTTTTGTAGTTTCTCTAAACCCTCTTCATCACCAGCTAAAACTAAACCTTTTGTTTTTGTTTCTGCTCCTTTTTCTCCTCCTAATTTACCTACTTCTTGAGGTGTTAATTTAGAATAATCTACACCTTCTGTTAATCTGTTTATTACAGCTTGAATACTAATACCTGCTTCATTTGCAACTTGAGTTTGAGTAGGAAGAGTGCCTAATGTTTTTTTAAGATTATTTGCAATTACTCTAAGATCATCTGCACTTATAAATTCTTTTGGTGAATTTGTTTCTATAAATTTATTAAGTTTTGTTTCATTTGATTCATCACAATTATTAGGTGCTTCTATAAAAAAATTAGTATAAAATGCGATTTACACCTGTAGCAATTTTTGGAGAACAAGTTGAATTTCCTGTTAGTGGAGCACTTTATAGATTAGAACCAACAATCTTTGGTGATAAAAATCCGATTGGAAATGGTGCAGAAATTTCTACTCTTGGAACTACTCAGTTTTTAACTGATTCTACTGCAAGTGTATTTACAAATAATGTTATAAAATCACAAGGAGTTGAAATAGATAATTTACCAACAAGTCAAAATTTAGGAACAATAACTTGGGCATGGAGATGTAGACCAAGTGGTTCTAATCGATTACCTTTAGTTGATAGGTTTTTATTAGATACAAGAAGTGGACCTGCTGGACCAGACCAAGGTATAGTTAATGGATTTATAGAAATAAATACTCAAACTAGTCCACGATTAGAAGTAGGAGCTCATTATCAAAGTGCTTCATATTACAATGCATTTGGTAATCAAGATTTACAAAAGTTTGAAATCAATTCAAATAACTTAGAAACTCAATATCCAGATACTACATTTAATACAGGTTCTATGTCTTTTCCTGGATATTATGCAAACAACATTACAGGTTCTGGTAGTTTAATATTTGCAGATACTGGTGGTAGTGTAAGAGTCAGAGGTGCATCAGGAAACTTTGATGTATATACAGGTGGTACAGCAAGTAGTACAAGTGCATCAGGAAGTACTTATGCTTTTAGAATTGAAAGTGATGGAGATTTTAGACTAAGAACACCTGCAGATAAAAGAGTATATATCGGAGATGGTAATGAGTTTAGTATAAGACATTCATCAGCAGGTTATAATTTATTTGATAGTTCTAATGGTGCTTTTTATTTAAGAAATACCATATCTAATCAAAATATTTATTTTGGAATTAACGATGGTGGAACTACTGTATATCCAATGACAGTACATGGTTCTTCATCTAATATCGGTATAGGAACTAC